TTTATAATTGTTCCGCCAGATATGGGATTAGAGGAGCCGTTAAAGCTCCCCCACTTTCTATCGCATTCTCCAGCTTTATACCTTGAATCATTCTTGCTCCAGTCATCCCATGCCAAACAGTCATATCCTTCAGCTTTTAAAGCCATACCTACTTGTATCCATTCTTCATACGTTGTTTGTGATGCATCTATTTGTTTTAAAGCTTCGAGTAAATTGTCCATTTAATGTCTCCTATGGTTGATAGCTTGTTACACTTATGCCTCTTGGTAACATCCATCTATTATCTGCAATACGTGTAATCATCTTGCTTGCTGCTTCAAATGCCCACATGCCAACATGTATGAAGCCATAGCGTTCTAAGAAGCGAATTTGTTTAGGTGTTGCTAGTCCTTCTACTTGTCTGCTCTTTAATTTATCAATCAGCATACTTGCCATGCCACAGCTTGTTACAGATTCGGGATGAATACCATGTTTTTCTAAGTAATTGATTTGTTTCTCAGTTGCAGGTCCCATCTCCCACATAAATGCTGGTTCATAGTTTGCTAAATCTTCTGCAGCAATTGAGAATGCATATTGAATTGGATCAACTAGCTTTTGTTTCTTTCTACGCATTGCAGCAAGTTCTCTAGCCAGTGAATCTTCACGTTCTTGAATGACATCACTTTCAGCTTCTGTTTCAGCAGCAAGTAAATCAATACCGCTTTCTTTGTCCATCATCATCTGGTCAATTCGTTTAGCAAGACCAGCGTCTTTGGATATGAGTGCTGATGGTCTACATAAATCGTGACGCTCTGTCATCCATAGAAAATCTAATAAAAGTAAATCTTTCTTATTTGGAGCAAGTCTCATCCCGCGACCGACCATTTGTTGATATAAACTTCTAATCTTCGTTGGTCTTAAAACGATGATGCAATCTACAGTAGGACAGTCCCACCCTTCAGTTAAAAGCATTGAGTTACATAAGACGTCATATTCACCTGCTTCAAAGTCGGCTAGAATTTCATCTCTATCTTTGCTGTTGCCATTGACTTCTGCAGCTTTAATACCATGCAAGTTCAGAAGCTCACAGAACTTTTGTGATGTTTTGATTAATGGCAGGAAAACGACAGTCTTTCGACCTTTACAGTACTTAATCATTTCAAGTGCAATTTGATTTAAGTATGGTTCAAGTGCTGAACCAATCTCACCAACAGCATAATCGCCATTTGAGACACCCACACTATGAATATCTAACTCTAGTGGTATCATCTGTGCTTTGACAGGACATAGGTAGCCATCTCTAATTGCTTGATGCATGGAATATTCATATGCTTTTGAATCATAAAATTTACTTAAACTCCTCTGATCAGACCTGTCAGGAGTAGCAGTTACACCCAGTACATTTGCACCATCAAAGTGTGTAAGGATACGTTGATATGAATCACTCATCGAATGGTGTGCTTCATCCACAACGATTGTCTTAAAATAATCCTTATTAAAAGCAGTCAATCTTTTCTCTTGTGATAGTGTTTGAACAGATGCAACTGTGACTTTCTTTTTTGAACCGATGGAGGTTGATTCAGCCTTTTCCAAAGCTGAATCCAATCCACTAGTTTCCATTAATTTTGTTGAAGCTTGATCAAGTAGTTCACCGCGATGCGCAAGGATTAATGCTCTACTACCATCTTCAGTTTCTTCTTCTACAACTTTAGCAAAAACAACTGTTTTACCTGTTCCTGTAGGGAGCACTAATAACGTTTTTTTGTAGCCATCTTTCCATTGATTCCTAATCGATTGAACCGCTTCATTTTGATAAGGTCTTAGTACCATAGCAATCACCTCTTAAAAAGGGAGGTCGTATGGAACGAAGAACTCTTCTTTGTAATCAAGGAAACGGCTGATATCATTTGTAAACTTCTCTTCACCTTGATTATTTGTGTACGATCTTTGTTTAAAGTGAGCACGACCTTTTGAGCCAATCACTTTATTCCAATCCATTGTAAGTTTTTCTCCGTGCTTCTTCTGACCAATACATCTAAAGAAATCAGAAATACGCCATTCTAATGAGCGAAATAATAGCAGGTCAAACTTAACTGTTGCTATACCTTCTTTAGTATCCACTTGAACGGTGATTGTTGCTTTGTTGCAAGCTGGAACCTTTGGTCCACCGGGAAATCTACCTCGTTCAAAATTTGTCACTGTGAAATTATAATCACCTTCAGGTAGTAAGATATACCCCTGGCCGTCTTCTTCGATGGAATCATTCCAATCCATCAACATATCTTTGTTATCAATCATCTTTATTGTTCTCCTTTTTTATTTTTTATAGTTTCTACGATTTTCTTCCAATTAGGAATAATCCACCTTGTAATAAAATCATCTGAATACTTTGTTATTGGTTCTGCTTCTTGATAATGCCCTTTAGCTGAGACTACTTGTTGTAAATCTATATCACTGATTTTTGATTCTTCAATCATCTGGACTAATCTTTCAACTACGACACTCATACTTGAAGCATTCTCTGGAATTATCAATTCTGTTTTTGGCATTTCTAGTTCATGAAATAAGTGTTTAATCGATTCAAAGTTAAGCTCTAACTCTTCTGGTAGGTCAAATCTATTTTTTGCATCATAAGCTGGATGATGGGTTGTGTATAAAACGCGCTTGCCACCTTGAGCTTTTTTAGAGTTATTTTCTGTTGTTACCACATAAATCTTGTAGTTTACAAAGAAGAGTGCATCACTCCATTCCTTAATAAGGGGTGCGACTTGTTTGGTTAGTTTCATCTCATAACGATCAAAAGCGCCCTGTTCTTCTGGAAGTTCAAACTTTCTAGGCTTGGCGTGAGCAGTAATAACGACATTGATACCTATTTCAATCAGCTCATCCATAAGTGTTAGTAGTTTAGAAAACTCATCAACTAGATACACATAGCCTTTGCCATATCCAAAATCCTCTATATTGTTTTTCCGGTACTTCTCACAGACTGCATTTGAACATAACGATTCTGCCCAATCTGCTGTATCTAACACCACTGTTTTACAGATGGTTGGATTTTTTATAATCTCTTTTACAACAGCGATCAATTCATCCCATGATTTGTTACACTTAATTCTTCTGATATCTAGGTTGCTTGTGCCACCTTCTGTATCAATAAATAGTGGCTCAGGGAATTGACTAGCAAATGTTGACTTACCAATACCCTCTGGACCATAGATAACAATCTTTAATGGCCGTTTTTCTTTTCCTTCAATAATATTTAACATGTCTTTATTTTTCTCCTTCTTCTATATTGACTGCCTCTTCACGAGGGTCAGTTCTTGGTACTAAGACTAATGAGCCTAGCTGCATAGCAATGTATGAGCCAATAAGATCATTGAATTTAGCTTTACCTATCCTTTTGGTAAGCTCAGTAATACCCGCCACCTTCTTAGGTGCGTATGGATCAATACCTACATCTTCACAAGCTTTAACAACAGCTTCTTCATCCGTAATCTTTCTTGAGCCTTTGGCATGAACGAGTTTGTAGTTAGACCAGCTGTGACCGTTCGTTACTTTCTTGATTGCAAAATCCATTACATCTTTGGCATATTGGATAACTTCATCAAGATGTGGTAGGAGCGCTTCAATTTCTTTATCTGTCATCGTTTGCACGGGCTTCTTTAAGTCTTGAATAACTTCTTTGTTTACTTCGGCACGCTTGCTACAGATGGCTCTTCCAGCACAGTAGCGACAATACTTACCAACTTTGGCTTCTAGGTTGTCTTGCTTCGTTCTTTTGACAGCTGGAATCAATACGCTTCTTTCAAACTCAAGCAACTCCTCAATTGGCATTTCATAATCGTTGGTATTGGATATCACCGGTTGATAAATGACTAGTCTCACCTTTTTAACTGGATATAAATCCTTATAGGCCTTATAAAAGTAAAGTGCATAGATACCGAGCTGTGAGTTAAATAAGCCTGACTCATTCTCAAATGTATACACAGGACCTCGACCTGTCTTTAAATCAATAACTGTAAGT